GCGGCCCGTCTTGAGCTACCATCAGATCTTCGGTGTTCCTAAGGTCGAAGCTCTCAAGAACTTCCTTCATGTACTTGTCCAGCCTTACTATGGTCGGGAGCTTCATCACCCGATCCAGAAGGTTCATGAGAGCCTCCCTGCGTGTGACCTGATCGAGAGGGATCGAAGATCCTGGCTCTACGATGAAGTCACATTCACAGAGTATGTCGTCGAGGGTGATGTCTCTTGTCTTCATCCCCTTAGGCCCAGCTACATGGATGCGTTTCTTCTCTGGCATGTACGTCATGTTGTAGGCATGGCAGACTTCGATGAATTTTCTCAGAGATCCGCTCTCGAAGCTGGATTGTTTGAGAGCGAACTTCGCATTGGCCTCACGAATGACTGAGGATATTCCAGTTGCAGTATCCACCAGATTTGAGGTTCCTTTTGTGCCTACAATGTAGTCGGACACTCCCGAAACGAACTGAATGTCCTGCTTGGTTGTCCTGATTTCCGACTCCGCTGTGCCTGTAACGTCATGCATGGTCAATTCTTTGATGGAGTTATTGACATCTCCACAAAGGATGACGTTTCCTGGCGTTGAGCGAATGTTTTTGAAGTCAGTCTGCTGGTCATTGCGGTTGGCAAGGAAGGTCTTGTTCAACATCAGGGAAATGTTATCAAGTCTTGCGTTTGAGAGCGCATTAAGCTTATCTGGCAACCCAGCAAGAGCTTCAATTGTTCCAACTCCGATAGGTTCATTAACGAGAGGAGTGAGATTGCAGTTGATAATGGGGATCTCTTGAAGGGGATTCGGGTTATCTCCCACTCTTGCGACGATTCTCCTATCAAGGACTTGGACGATTCGTTCTCCTTCGAGCATCCACATGAGTTCGTATTTTCCATATGTGTTCTCCGAGTTCGATGGGACGAGTCCCTTGATTTCGTCTCTTTCCCTCCTGCCTTCCGAGTCTTTCGTGAGGGAAAACGACGGATAGTTGTTATTCGAGAGATATTCCTCTACTTCAGGATAAAGGACACCTGATTTTGACATCTTTCGCAGGTCTTTTGCTGAGTACCATTCTCTAAAGAAGAAGTAGTCTCCCTCCTCGATATTTTCCACTCCCGGCTGGAAGAAGCAATCAAACACATCCAAGACAGTAGCCCAGAAATCGTCATATTTCGTCTTGAACACACGTTGAAGGGGATAAGCAGTAGATCCATCTCCGAGTTGCTGAGGAACACGTTCAAGTCCACGAGTTTCCTCCTTCCGCCAGTAGTAGTATAGAGGCGACCATCCGTAGATTTCGTACTGGCGCATCCACAGAGTTTGAAGCTGGACGAAATTCATCCTGTCCATTGAGTAATAAATCAAATCTTGTATTGCATCTATCTTGGCTTGCATAGATTCGAACTTCGGGAAGGCCCTGGCGCGGGGAAGCTTACCTGCGAGGCGCGGAAGTTCGGCTTCTACTATGGCGAACGGGTAGGGAATGAACAGATTAGCCCTGTCTGTTATCTCTTCGCCCAAGTCATCTACAATAGGATCTGAGACAGAGCAGTACTTCTTGTAGTTAGCGATCATTGAGGGGTAGAGAGTCTTCATGAACTTCTCCGCCGAGTCAAGACGCTTGATGAACTGGTTGAGAATGTCTTCCTTCTCTTCCTCATTAAGGTCATAGAGGATCTGAAACGCAGCATCCTCGTTGTTTTCCTCTTTGAGGGTTGTTGACTGGTCGTTCTCTTCTACCAACTTCTGGGTATCTTGTGCTTCCATTATAGCCCCGTCCTTGCCCAGCCTATTGTTCTCTTAGGTAACGCTATCTTCTGTTGACTTCCTATCCCTGTCGGAACCATGTCGCATATGTAGCTTAGGGCATCGGGAATATCCCATGACCTAGCGGCAGGAATAGTGATGAGGGACTGTATTAAGTCCTTCAAGTCCTCTCTAATCTTGATACGCCCAAACTGGAATAGTGGAATAAGACGCTTAATCCGCTGTTCCTTGATGTTCCCTCCAGCCCACCCACGAATGGGGGACAAGTCTCGTATGCTGAAGTAGATTCCCCTTCGAGCCATTTGATCCTTGAGGGAATAGGATAAGGATTTTCTGGTGTTTGTCTCCAAGCCGAACTCTGCGTAGGGATATTTGGAATAAGTGTCAAAGCAGAGGTCAATGAATCCTGGAGTCTCAACTCTTGCTCCTTTTGCCTCATCGACATACCATATCCCCGTTTCCCTGTCCACTCCTACAGCTACGGCAGCAGTAAGGCAACTACGCTTCTCCACAGCCTCGGCTGGATCAACTGCGATATACCACAATAGTCTGTCCGATATGGATTGAATTTCCTTAGGAGATACGAGCGCAGTCTCCACGTCCGCCTGTTTGAACCAGCAGACAGAAGGATCAGTAGGATTATTACGATATTGCGCTGCAAACTCATAAGACCCCTTCTGACGAAGGAGCTCATCTGCCTCGGCATCGTTGAACATCGCAGGAAACACGTACACGCCATCTTCCTCAAGCTCCTTAAGCGTAACATCGAAGTCACAGTGGCATCCTTTGACATGCTCGAAGTTGTTGGCAACACACCGTTCGTCACAGAAGTTCTCCATTATCCAGCCGTATAAGTCCAGTGGATGCCATCGAGTTCCCAATATCCACAGTTCCTTTTTAGGATCAAGAAGGTCGAGTGAATCCTTGAAGTAAGTGATGACCTTCTCAATCTGATCTACCGTACCTATGTTTCTTCGTTCAACGAGATCATCGTGGATGATTAGGTCGTAGTGCTGGCTCGTTTGAGCTGCATCTAAACCAGTTGTTGAGAACGTCGGCTCCTTTACTCCTAGATTCACTCGACTCTTTAGCGTCAGCTCTGCGTCATTGTTGCGATGGTACTTGTCCTTAGTACCTGGGAGTAGCTCTCCAAAAAGCTCAATGAATCGCGGTTGCTGAAGATAACCCTTAATTGCCCCAAGAAATCTCTTAGCGTTGTCCCATTTCGTAGAGGAAATAAGAACTCGAATATCTGGGTCAAGGAGGGCTCTACGCAGGGCCTCCCCTTGGGTGAAGATCGTGGACTTGAGATGCTTTCGGGGCCAGAGAATGAGCTTTTTTCTTTTCCCTTGGTTGATCCACGCAAGTCCTTCTTCATGGATTTGGGAGAGATTTTCTCTCCACGCTGGTTTGCATAGAATATCCCTGTGAAAGGCGAACGGATTGTTAAGGTAAAATGTCGCAGACCGTCTGCGCTCAAGCTCTCTCCTGGCTTCTTCCCGTAATTCTTCTTCATCTATTTTAAGCACTTGCCGTAAGTACGTCCTCTACGAAGAAATGCATCATCGGGCCGAACTTGACCACGCTGGAAATCGTGCATTTCGCTTGAAACATGTACTCTCCAGCCTCGTCAAGCTCCCCTGCCGCCACTGTAACGTGGATTTGTCCTGTGGCAGCGTCATCAACGCTTACGTCCGATCCTGTCTTTGTTATGGTTTCCCCTGAGGGCTTCTCTATAATGACCTGTTTCGCTGTGTTGGAAGTCCAATCGAATCCCGTAGTCTGGGAAATCGTTCTTCCTACTTCGCCTTTGTAGTATAACGTGTCCATTCAGCCTCTTTGTTGGGGGCCCTGTGGAGGAGGAGGGTTTGAACAGAGCCCCCGAGGAGTCTCACCATTTAACGGGAAGAGTATACCACACTTTTGTCTGGATGTCAAGAGAAATCTTCATTATAATCTTCATTAAATTTCACTAATTCCATACCCCCCGACATGTGTAAAATTATGGGATTATGAGATTTTTATGGGGATTAAACTACTGATTACAAAGGAGTATTTGTTAGTCTCATCCTCTGGGATTATCTGGGATTTTGGGATTAATAATCCCAATAATCCCAAGGCTTGGGACTGACGTAAAGTCAATAATGTGATGTATTTAGTGCCATAATCCCATAATCCACACCATGTCGGACTATGTAAATTAATTAGTGAAATTTAATTAAGATTGGCCTAAAAATTTGTTGCGCGTATAGGAGAGGGAGTATCTCCCGCTTGGGGGGGTGACGTTGTTCTGGGGGGTGGGGGGTGGTTCCTTGCCTATGGGATGGGATGGGAGAGTAAAATAAACCCTAGCCTAGCTAGGGCATATCGCAAGCTAGTTGTTATAACAACATAACAACATGACAATATGACGATATAACGATAGCACAACATGATAGCAGTATATCATGTTGATGGGATAGCATAAGGCTATACCCTGTTAGTCAAATGCAATATCCTATACCTTGTTATGCAATGTCCTATATCCTATTGGATGATATGCAATGTCCTATTCAAGAGTGTACCTAAATTTAGGTACAATTTAGCAATGGATTATTTTTACTGGAATTGCACTATTCTATTGACAGTGATTCTTGGAAAGAATAATATGATGGAGTGTAGTAAATTTAACTGTTAATTGGAGGGTTTGAGTATGACACGTAAAGCAAAGGGAACTGCTCCCATAGCAGAGGTTATTAACGTGCAGGAGAACATCAATAAAATAAAGGCCGAAATGCCCGACAGTATCGCGGCCTATGTGAAACTTCATCGGGTAGATTTATCGCCGATGATAGTCAAAACATTCTACGCTTGGCAACTGGAGCAAATCGGTAAGACTGTCGAGAAATCGAAAATGACTCAGATAGCATTTTTTAGAGTCATTCTCCCCGATATGCCTGAGAAGAGAGAAGAGTACAAAGCCTTTCCTGGATATAAGACTTTGAACTATATCTACAATCTCGCAGCAAAAACAATTTGCCAAGATGCTATCGATCACGTAAAATCACGTACAGCGTCACCACTGGAAAAGCACATTGCATCGGTCGCCGAAAAGAGACCGTCTCACCGCAAGGGTGGTAAGGATAAGAACCCCAAATTGGTCATAACTGCTAATGAGATTTGCGAAACCCTATATAAACTCAAGATCAAAGTCGATACTCTCAGGTCGACAACATCTGAAACCATGGCCGATGTGAAAGCTACCGAACTCTGCGAGATTTATGCTGCTTTTGTAGCAAGGGCTAATAAGCAGTAGATTTTAGCAGTATCACAACTGAATCTAACACCGCGTAGGGGAGGGTACAAAAACCCTCCCCTATTAGTTTATAGAACCCTCCCAAAAACCCTCCCATAAAAACCCTCTGTATTGCCCCAAGATCAATTATTTTACCCTTCCCTATACCCTCCTATACCCTCCAATAAAATAATTCAATATCGGCTATCACAGAGCAATTAATTGCCTATTTTATCGCCTATCAATACCCTAAAATACAGAACATAAGCAATCCCATAGTCTATACCCTCCCATGCTACCCTATACCCTCCCATGCAATGCTATATCGTCCAATGCTACTGTCGAGCTATCATTGTCCTGTCGCTTTTTGTACTTTTTAATTTGACATAAGCCTAGTAATATGAGATAATTATAATATAGTAATAGGTTTGTTTTTAGGGCAGATGAGGAAAGTTGGTTGTACCTAAAATTAGGTACAATTTGGAGGGATGAAAGATGTTAGAAATAAGGCTAACAAGATCCAATCCAAGACATCTTATCAAATACAAGGTGGCACAGTTGGATCAGAAAATTGAGCAAGCGAAAACCTTGCCTAGAAAAGCCAAGCGAAAGATGAGGAATGAAGCATTGCTTGGCAAGGCAAAGCTCAAGGTTCTCGATGATATTATGCTTGCCAAGAATTGGGCTGAGCGAACAGAGCCAGTTTATAGGCATTGCGAATTAGCCCGTTCGATACCGTATCCAAGGCAAGCGTGGAAAGAACCTGTGGAGCTATTCATTGGTAGTGCGCCGCCGCCTAGGAAAGTTCGGAAGTATCCGAAAGAACCGCCTAAGCAAAGGCCACTAGATGAGGTAGTTCCCGTTGATCCCATGTTATTTTTTGGTGATTGGCTGAAGTTTGTGGAGAGCAAGGAAACCGTGAAGAATGACTCTGATAATGACATCGGTGAGCGATAAAAAATTGTACCTAATTTTAGGTACACTTTGGAGGACGTATGATTGAGATAATGCTTTGTGCGGTGATTGCATTAGGGCTAACACTTCTATTTCTTGAATGGAGGGAGTACTGATGGACAAACATCT